TTAGGGGTCATGGGGGAGCTCCTGGGCGAGTGCGAGGACGCGGTCGGCGTAGGACCATGAGACGGGCGGCGGGTCGCAGCCGCCGTTGTAGTGGGCAAGCATTTCGCGCTCCCCGCCGCCGTAGGTCGAGCGCCAGGACGAGAGCTCGAGGCAGCCCAGGGCGACGTTCCGGGCGATGTCGTACACGGGGTCGCCGTGGAGCTGCATGAGGCCGTGGTCGTTCGTGGGGCTCACTGCCGTGGGGACGTAGGCGGATTCGACGCGGATCAGGGCGGCGACGAGCTCGGGCCGCAGCGCCCGCTGACGGCTCTCCCGGGCGATGGCCAGAGCGACGTCGTACGCCTGGCCGTCGCTGAGTCCCGGGCCCCAGTCGAGGATGGCGGGGAGGAGGCGCGCGGCGGTCGCGCCGTCGGCGCGGAGGGCGGACGCGATGCGGTCGGAGCGGGAAGGGGGGGTGTCGGAAAGGCTGGCGGGCGGAACGTGAGCCTGCGGGCCGGATAGGGTCCCACCGGCCTTCGGGCTTCGCTGCGCTTCGCCCTGGCAAGCCGGCCGGTCCCCCCTATTCGGCCCCTCCGAAGTGCTTGCGCGCGAGGGAGGGAGAGAGATCGACAAGGCAGCGGTGAGGGCAACCACGACGCTGGTGGCGGCGAGGAGGGCGTGGCGGGGGTTAGGCATCGGCGAGGGTCCTTTGGCGGGCGGCGCGGGCGCGGGAGAGGCTGGTCGGCTCGCCCGAGGGCGTGGCGAGGATGACGTACCGGGGCAGGGCTCCGGGGGGCGGCGGGCGGTCGGTGATGGGCCGGCCCTCGGCACGCCGCCGGCGCGCCTTCCGGGCGCAGCCCGTGGAGCAGAAGCCGGAGCGGAGGGCGAGCCGGGTGTGGGACAGGATGGCGCGCTGGCATACGGGACAGATGGGCGGGGTGTCGGACATGGGGACCTCCTAGGTGGCGACGCCCTGGAGGGCGGCGTCGAGCAGCCACAGGGCGTCGGCCTCGTTGTCGTCGGCGGGGTTCCAGCCGCGATGGCGGGCGGCGTCGAGCATGGCCGCCTTACTGGCGTTCCCCTTGCCGGTGGCATGGCGCTTGATGGTCGCCACAGGCACTCCGGCGTAGGGGATCTGGCGTGATTCGCAGTGGGCGGTGAGGACGGCCCATAGGCCGCCGTAGATGTGGGCGGCGTCGGTGCCCGCGTGGGCCCGCACCTCCTCATAGAAGACCCGCTCGGCGCGCAGGTCATCCAGAGCGTGGCGCAGGAGGGCCTGGAAGCGGAGGAAGCGCATGCCGCCGCCGTCGAAGCGTCGGGGGGTGAAGTCCCACGCGCCGCTCACGACGGAGGCGCCCGTCCAGGCGGCCCAGCCGGTGTGGGTGCCGAGGTCGAGGGCGAGGATGGCGGGGGGTGGAGGGTTGTGGATTGTACTGGAACGGGCACTTGAAGTGCCCCCCGCCCCGGCCTCCGGCCACCCCTCCCCCGCGGCTTCGCACGGCTCCGCACCGCTACGCCGTGGCATGCACGCGAGAGAGGGGCTAGAGCGGGCAAGGGTGCGGGTGAGGCGGGACGTTCGGCTGAGCAAGGCTGAAGTGCCCCTCTCCCGGCCTCCGGCCACCCTCCCCCGCGGCTCCGTACGCGAGGGAGGGACTGAGCGGAGCAAGGTGCTGTCAGCGGGAGAGGTCGCCGAGGCGAGGGAGGGGCTAGAGCGAGACAGGAGGGTCTCAAGCGTAAGGCGGATGGCGGGGGTTTGCATGTCAGCGCACCGCCCAGTGGCCCGAGGGGGCGCAGAGGGTGAGGCCGAGTCGGGCGCGGGTCATGCCCACGTAGAACTGGCGGACGACGGTGGCGCGGTCGTGGCCCGAGTAGGCGGCCATGCCCGCGCGGGAGAGGTCGGGCATGAGGAAGACGTGGTCCGCCTCGGCCCCCTTGAAGCTGTGGATGGTGCCGACGTAGAGCCGGGGCCGCTCGGTGAGGGCGGCCAGCCCCCGGTTCTCGACGAGGGCGAAGGCGTACGGCGTGACGAGCTGGCTGGCGACCTGGGCGTTCAGGCGCTCGCGGAACCAGCCCCAGTCCGGCTCGTCGCGGCGGAGGGCCGCGAGGTCCTCGAAGCCGACGGATTCGGAGAGGACGCCGTATACCTCGAGGGGCGAGAGGTCCACGGGCAGAGCCTGGATGCGCCTCCGGGCGCCGCGCCGGAACAGGCCCTTCAGGACCGAGGACCAGGCCTGGAGGTCCAGCGCCGTCCAGAGCCCGCCCGTGGGGAGGCCTGTGGCGGGGTCCGGGGCGTGGCGGGCGAAGGCGAGCATCGCCTGGATGATCCTCGGCCGGGCGTGGGGGGCGCCGAGGGGGTTGCAGCCGCCCGGGGCGTCGGGCGCCCAGGGGTTCCCGAAGGGGATGGCCTGCCCCCGAAGCTCGGTGACGAGGGGCCTCAGCATGTAGGTGCACGCGGCCATCACCATGGCCGTGTGGCCGTGCCCAAGGTGCTCCATGAGGGAGGGGATGAGGGCCTGGGGCCTCTGCCAAGCGGCGTTCGTGCGCTCCAGGTAGCCCGGGTAGTCCCGGGGGGCGTAGCTCACGGGCACTCGGTCGGGGATCTGCTCGATCCAGGCGACGGCGGCCTCGTGCACGGCGGAGGGCACGCGCCAGCTCTGGGAGAGAACCTTCTGGGCGACGGGCCGATGGGTGGCGAAGATGTCGGGATCGGCGCCGCTGAACTGGTAGATGCACTGGTCCTGGTCGCCCGCGGTGATGACGCGCTCGGCGGCGCCGCCCCACTGCCTCAGGAGGGCGTACTGGAGCCGGGAGAGGTCCTGCATCTCGTCGCACACGATGGTGTGGGGGGCGGAGGGCATGGCGGGGAAGCCGCGGAGGGCGTCCTCGATCATGTCCGTGTAGTCGATGAGCCCGTGCCGGCTTTTCCACGCCTCCCAGTCCCGGGCGAAGGCGAGGATGTGATGGGGCCAATGGGCGCGGGGGGTCATGAGGTTGCGGAGCCGGGAGTACTCCCGCAGGGCGGAGACGCGCTGGCCGTCGGGCTCGTCCCACGGGTCGGCGTCGGAGGCGGGGGCGCTGGGTGACCAGTCGGGATGCTCCTCGGCGAACTCGGCGAGCCGCCTGGGCTCGTCCGCGACCTCGGGCCGGCCCAGGGCTCGGTAAGCCATGGCGTGGAGGGTGCCGATGTTGTGGTCGGGGAGGGAGTGGTCCCGCCCCGCGATCTCCTGGGCGGCGGCCCGGGTGTGGGAGAGGGCGACGACGTTCTCCCCGCCCCAGTGCTCGGCCTCGAGGGCGAGCTGGTGGGTGATGGCGCGGGTCTTCCCTGTGCCCGGTGGGCCGATGTAGCGGTACTCCTGCATGAAGACCTCCTACTCACTGGGTGCGGCTTGGGCGACGTGTCGGTCGCCGGGGATGACGAGGGCGCGGGGGACGCCGTACATGGCGCGGGTGGTGGAGCGCGATGGTCCAGCGCGCACGGCAACGGTGCCAGGGAGGGCGCCCCAGCCGTGGAGCCGCTGGATGAGCGTCCCCCGCTCCAAGGGGAAGTCGATGCTCGCGCAGTAGCGTCGGAAGGTGTCGAGGTGGACCCAGACCCGGCCCTCGCGCACGAAGGGCTGGCCGGGCGGCGGGGGAAGGCCGGGCGGGTACTCGGCGAGCTGGTGCTCGGCACAGAACTCCCGCAGGACGGAGAGGGTGCCGCCACGCTCGGAGACGTCCTCGGGGGAAGCAACCTCCTCGGCGGCGTCGGCGATGGCGTGCATGATGTCCCGCCAGAGGAGCCCGCCCGAGCGCTCCTTGCTCGGCCGGGCGGGCACGGTGACGGGCGAGCGGTTCGTGAGGTCGAAGATCTGGCCGGCGAAGTAGGCCTGGTCGCGGAGCCGGGCGGCGGGGATCTCGACACACTTGCCGAGCAGGTGGAACTCGTAGACGCCCGAGGGCCCGGCGATGTGGCGGATCTCGTCCAGGTCGATGTCGAGGATGGTGGCGAGGGCCTGGACCCGGGCGCTGCGGTCGGCGTCGTCGTCCCGGACCACGGCGGCGGCGTTGGCCTCCCGGGAGGCGAGGGAGGAGGCGGCCCGGGCCTTGGCGATGGTGCGCTGGAGGTAGTCGATCCGGGCACCCTTCTCGGCGGCGCCCGGGAAGCGGGAGCGGTGGCCGCGGATGAGGGCGGCGATCTCCTCGTCGGACCACCCCGCCCGGGCGGCGTAGTTCGCCAGGGCGAGGTCATACTCGGAGCAGCTCTTGCCCTCGAGGTCGCGCCGCTTGTGCTCCCAGGTGGCCCGGTACCCATCGAGGTTCTCCGAGAGGGTCTCGTGCTTGGACCAGGGGAACTCGAGGGCGCCCGTCAGGACGACGGAGTCGTGGGCCTCGGCCTCGGTGACGGGCTCGCGGAAGTCGTCGAAGTCGGCGGGCGCGTAGCGGCGGTCCCACTCGCCGTAGACGAGCCGCACGGGCCGGGCGCCGCCCCCCTTGTGGTTCAGGGTGCCGGGGATGCGGAGGATGCGAGCGAGGTCCTGGACGGGGTCGATGTCGCAGCCCAGGGCCTTGGCGCAGCGCCGGAGGCAGCGGCCCCAGCCCTTGAAGACGCCCATGGCCTGGAGCCGGTCGGCGCCGTCGGCGAACCGCCAGGGCTCCTTCAGGTGCCACCACGCGTGGAGGCCGTTCCCACTGTGGACCAGGGCGGTGGGCTGGAGGGGGGCGCGCTGAAGGATGGCGAGGGCCTCCTCGTAGGAGGCTGGATAGGGTTTCGCAGTGGCGTGTCCGTCGCCGGCGATATCGATGTCCGCGACGAGGGCGACGACGCCCCCGGTGAGGGCGGCGTCGGGCTCTGTGGGCGAAGGGGATTGGCGGAGGCGCCGTCGAGCGCCGGCGCGCTCGGCGTCGACGGCCTGGGCGAAGGAGACGCCGCAGTAGACGTCTCGGTCGGCGGCGGCGGAGGCGACCCACTCGGCGGCCTGGGGCAGCTCGTCGGAGGAGAACCAGTGGGTCCGCTTGTCCTGAAGCGACCAGGCGTAGGCGCGTTGGTCCGCGTCGAGGTCGCCGTAGAGTTGGGAGAACCACTGGGTTATATGCTCCATGGTCGTGCCCTCTCGTGGGGGTGCTAGCTAGGGCGAAGGGTCAAGGGGCTGGGCGGAAGTGCAGGGCTGAGGTGCCGGGCTGAAGTGCAAGGCGTAAGTGCAAGGCTGAAGTGCAAGGCTGGAAGTGCCCCTCTCCCTGGCCTCCGGCCATCCCTCCCCCGCGGCAAGAGCGCACGCGAGGGAGGGACTGATCCGAGAACGGGGGGCGGGTTGGCGGGACGTTCGGCTGGGCAAGGCTGAAGTGCAGGGCGGAAGTGCCGGGCGGAAGTGCCCCCCTCCCTGGCCGCTGGCCATCCCTCCCCCGCACGCGAGGGAGGGACGTATCCGGGCAAGGGGCGGGTTGAACGAGACAGTCCGGTGGGCGAAGGCAAAGTGCCCCTCTCCCCGGCCTCCGGCCACCCCTCCCCCGCGGCTCGTCCGGCTTCGCTGCGCTTCGCCGTGACATGCACGCGAGGGAGGGACGGATCTGGGCAAGGTGCGGGTTGAACGAGACAGTCCGGTGGGCGAGGGCAAAGTGCCCCTCTCCCTGGCCGCTGGCCATCCCTCCCCCGCGGCAAGAGCGCAAGCGAGGGAGGGACGGATCCGGGCAAGGTGCGGGTTGGCGGAGAGGCGAGAGCACGGAATGGAGGGGCCGCATGGAAGGGGCCCACGAAGTGGGAAGGGTTCCATCCGGCCCGCATTGCCGCGTCCAGAAGCACATTGCGGTTGGCGAGGCGTTGCGGGCCGGATAGGGTCCCACCGACCTGACGGCCGGTCCCCCCTATGCGGCCCCTCCGAAGTGCTTGCACGCGAGGGAGGGACGTATCCGGGAACGGGGCGCGGGGTGGCGGGACGGCGGGTTGGCGGCGGTGGGCGGGACGCCTGTCGTACTGAGGCGGGGGCATGGTTAGGGCTCCTGGGTGGGGGCGTGGCCGCGGGGGGCGCCGGTGAGTTTGGCGTGGAGCGCCTGGAGGTCGTCCATGGCGCTCGCGATGGTGGAGAGGTCGATGCCGGGCGCGCCGTCGGCGCCGAAGGCGACGTCGTCGTAGAGGACGGCGAGCCGCCGGCGGATGAGGCGGAGGTCGCGGAGGGTGAGGGTGAGCCGGTCGGCTCTCGGGTTGCGGTGCTTAGCCAAGGCACTCAGCCCCCTCGGTGTACGCGTCCGGGTCGTAGGGCACCTCGGCGGAGGCGGCGGGGGTGCCCAGGAGCGGCGACAGGGCGCGCTTGAAGCCGACGGCCACAGCGGTCTCCTCGGGCGACAGCGGCCGCAGCAGCCGGAGTACGAGCTGGGAGTAGGCCACCCCGCCCTTGTTCTTGGTGCGGGTGAGGCTGAGGTCGGTGAGGACGCTGAAGAAGGGGCGGTTCCGCCCGCTGATCGAGAAGAGGTAGCTCCGGATCGCCTTGAGGCTCGTGGGCGGCACGGAGAGCAGGAAGGGCATGGCGCTGTGCTCGGTGAGGAGGAGCAGGTTCGCCTTCTGGGCGCAGGCCTGTCCGGCCCCGCCGTCCTTGGAGCCGAACTCGGCGAGGGGGCAGGTGGCGCAGGCGCCCCCGGGCTCGCCGATGCCGGTGACCTGGTCGGCCGAGAAGCAGTCGGGCGGCCCGCCCCCGGACTTCTCGAAGGGCGAGCGATAGTAGGTGCGGACGTACTGCTTGGCGACGATGACGGCGGGGAGGTGGTCGCACGTCTGCTCCCCCTCCTCGGTGGGCACCACCCACTGGGTGGCGCCGCCGCTGGGTACGGCGATGCGGGGGAGGTCGAAGACGGAGGCGCCGGTGAGGAGGTCGCCGACGTTCTCGGAGAGGGTGGCCTGGAGGTCCTCGACGCCGCCCCCGGCGATGTCGAGGGCGGGCAGGGAGATGGCCGCAGTGAGCTCGGTCTTCTTGGTGGCGCTGGCCATAGGTGGATCTCCTTTCGGGTCTAGGAACGGATGCCGATGGTGAAGCGTTGGTGGATGCCGAGGACGTCGCGCAGCTCCTCGGGGATGGCCTCGTGCTCCTGGCCCGGCTCGGCGTCCCGGAGGAACTCGCGAACCAGGGCGTGGAGGGTGTTGCCGTTCACGGTCTCCCGCACGATGTCGGCGTGGTCGGAGCGCTTGAGGGCGTCGATGGTGGCGGCCTCGTCGATGAGGTGGACGGAGAAGGTGTCGGTGCGCAGGTAGAGGGTGCGGCCGTCGACGCGGACGGAGTCGGCGCCCATCTCGACGAGGTCGTCCCGGATCTGGGCGTCGAGCTCGGCGCGGGCCTCCTTGAGGGCCTTCAGGTCGCGCTCGATGCGGCGGATGTCGTCATTCATGGCGAGGAGGTCGCGCCAGCGCTGCTGGGCGGCGGCCAGGGTGGCGGACGGGGCGGCGGGCGGAGCGGGAACGGCGGTCATGGACGGCTCCTCTCGGGGCGCGGGCAGCCGAGGGCGGCGATGACGGAGTCGACAACGGCCTCTTTGCGGTCGAGGGCGCGCTGCACGGTCTGGTCCATCGAGTGCTCGGCGATGAGGTGGTAGTAGCTGACGGGCCGCTCCTGGCCGGGGCGGTGGACCCGGGCCCGGGCCTGCTCGTAGTCGCCCAGGGACCAGGTGCGGGAGTAGAAGACGCAGTAGGCGGCGCGGGAGAGGTCGACCCCCACGCCACCCGACTGGAACTGGACGGCGAGGACGGGCGCCTGGCCGGCCTGCCATGCCCGAAGGTTCTCGTGGGCCCTCCGGGCTCGCCCGCTCAGCTCGAGGCAGCCCCGGCCCAGCCGCCCGGCGGCGGCGCGGATCGCGTCGAGGTCGGAGTGGAAGCTCCCGAAGACGACGACGGGCTCGGCGGCGGGCAGGTCGGTGAGGAGGTCCTCGAGGGCGGCCCGCTTCTCGGTGTGGAGAGTCAGAGGCTCGCCCGCGTCGGTGGAGACGACGCCGTTGGTGATCTGCTGGAGGCGGATGCACCGTACGGCGGCGTTCGCGGCGGTGATCCGCCCCCCGGCGACGTCGGCCTGAAGCTCGTGGAGGACCTCGTCGTACGCGCGCCGAGCCCTCGGCGGCAGGGCGACGAGGATGCTCGTGTCCTGCCACGGGGGGAGGTGCGCGAGGACCTCGGCCTTGGTGACCCGGACGGTCCAGGGGTCGATGCGCTCGGCGAGGTCGACCAGGTTCCGCCATTCGACGATCTCCTTCCCGCCGAAGCCGCCCATGACGGCGTAGCGGGCGCGGAAGGTGGTCGCGGACGGGGGCAGCACGCCCTTGCGCATGGCGCGGAACTGGGCGTAGAGGTCCATGGGGGAATGGGGCATGGGGGTGCCCGTGAGGAGGAGGCGGTGGTCGCATCGGTCGGCGATCTGGCTCACGGCGCGGCTGATGCGGCCGGCGGCGGACTTGATGCGGTGGGACTCGTCCAGGACGAGGGTCTGCCAGCGCATCTGGAGCTTGAGGAGAGAGAACATCTCGGGCGCGATGACCGCCTCGTAGTTCACGGCGACGAGGAGGGGCCGGCCCTGGGCCTCGGCGGCGCGCCGGGCGGCGAGGATCCGGGTGACGCGGTGGGCGACGGCGCCCCGGGGGACGCAGACGAGCCAGCGGCCGGGGAAATGCTTGTCGGGCTCCGTCTCCCAGACACACAGCACAGACTTCGGGCACAGGACGAGCGTGGGGCCGGTCCCCCACTCCGAGGCGCAGAGGAGGGCGATGAGGCCCTTGCCGGTGCCCATGTCCGCGAAGATGGCGCCCTGCCCGCGCGGGACGATCCGACGGACGGCGTCGAGCTGGTGGGGATGGGGCGTGGTGACCTGGATGGGGAGGGCGGCGGCGGCCGTCACTCGTCGTCCCCCTCGTCCTCGTCGCGGCCGCCCTCGTCGTAGTCGAGGTAGGGCCGCTCGTCGTTCACGTCGGGCCCGTCGGTGTCGCCCGCGAGCCGTGTGTAGCAGTCGCCGCAGACCCAGGTGAAGGCGCAGCGCCAGACCCGGTCGACGAGGGTCCGGCAGTGGTCGCAGCGCCGCAGGGGGCTGAGGCCGGGCCGGGTGTGGTGGGTGGGAAGGGTCTCGGTCGGCCGCCGGGCGTCCAGCCAGGCGCGGAGGGTGTCGGAGAGGGCGCGGACCTGATCGGCCTCGAGCCGCAGGCGCGGGCCGCCGGGCCGGGGCCCGGCGCCCAGGGCGAGGGTGTCGCCGTCGGCGGCGACGACCCAGAGCTCCCGGCCCTCGGCCCACCGGACGGGGTCGAGCCCGCCGACACGAAAGGGCACGTGTTCGCTCAGGACATAGGGGTGGTAGACTCGGGTCGCCGGGCGTCCGCGTTCGGCGACCTGCCCGGTACCGGCGGCGGTCACCGCCGGGCCGGGCGTTTTGGTTGTAGGGCTGCTCATATCGATCCCTCCCAAGGATCAGAGTGGTTGGAGCGTGGCTCCCGGGAGGGGGCGGCCAGTGGCCGCGCCCCGTCCCGCGCGATCCCAGTGGGAGGGATGGAGGAGCCCCTCCCGGGAGCCGGGCTCGAAGGGCCTGTCATTCCTCGCGCATGGCCATGGCGAACCACAGCCAGCCGGCGAGGGCCGCGCCGAGAAGCAGAGCGCCCAGGACGAGCAGGGCGTACGAAGTCATCGCGGATCCTCCTCAGGGTCGTCGAACTCGTCCCCCATCTCGTCGTCGAACTCGGACGCGGACTCGGCGGCGGCGATGAGGTACGGGGTGACCAGGTGGGGCGCCTCGACCCGGGCGATCCTCACCGCGGCGCGCATGAGCCGGTCGAGGGCGCGCCGCTGCCGCTCCCGGATGGCGGGCAGGTCGGCGGGATCGGGCTCGTGGGCGATGAGGATGATCTCGGTCTCAGCCACGAGGCCGCCTCCCCTGGGGCGCGCCGTCGGGCGCGATGCGGTCGAGGGTGCGGAGGAAGTCGTCGGGCAGAGCGGGACACCGGAGCATGACGGAGAGGTCCTGGCGGGTGATGCCGTGGGCCTCGGCGAAGCGGCCCTTCCGGACATTCCTGCGATGGAGTTCACCGACGAAGGCGAAGGTTTCGACCATTTGTGGTATCCTTTTCCGACAGTGGTTTTCAGATATGGTTAGTATAGGGCACCAGATTCGGTCAGTCAAGCCCATTTTCGGAAGGGGTTCGGCCCGCCGTGGGGAAGGAACGCGCCATGGGATACGAAGCGGATGAGCAGAGCAAGAAGGCCTTCGGGCGTCGGCTCGCGGCGGCGCGCCAAGGGGCGGGCATGACCCAGATGGATCTCTCGGAGGCGCTGGGCTACACCACCTACAGCAACGTCAGGCGGTGGGAGCGGGGCGAGGGGCTGCCGGGTTACGAGCAGATCGTGGCGCTGTGCCGGGCGCTGGGGGTGACGGCGGACCATCTCCTGGGGCTCGATGGCCGGCTACCCTACGCCGAGGAGCTCGAGGCGGCGGCCCGAGGTCTCGGGGCGACCCAGGATTGGGCGGTGTGGGAGCCGTTCCAGGGCGCCGAGGGGGATGACGCGCTCTTCGCGGACCTCGTGCAGGAGCGGACGAACGCGGCGGCGGCGCTGTATGCGGCGCTCGAGCGCAGCCCGACGCCGGCGAGCGCGTGGGACCTGGCCCACAACGAGCCGGTGCAGCGGCTGGCGAAGGAGGTCCCCGATCTCACCGTGGGCGAGGCGCGGTTCCTGGCGGGCGCGGTGCGGTTCCACGGCGGCGGCCAGAGCCCGTTGCGGAACAGCCCACGGTTCTACCGGTGGATGCTCGATCGGCTGCGGGCGCGGATGGCGGGCGAGCCGGAGCCGGCGGCGCCGGCGGCGGTGAAGCGGCTGCTCCGGGCGGAGTAGTGGCTGGCGGGGGGGGGACGAGACCGAGAACGGTGGGCGTGGAACTGGGGACAGAGAGCAAGAGGGCGCGGGTCCATGGATGATGCGGAGCGGGAGGCGGCGATAGACCGGCGGAAGCTCGCCTGTCACGAGAGCGCCCATGTGCTGGCGCTTGTGCGGCGGCATCTGCCGGTCTTCAGGGTGACCGTCGAGAGTCCCAACCCTGAGGGGCCCGGCCTAGTGACGAGCCAGGCCCTGCTGATGGCGGAGACGCTGGAGTATGTGGTAGAGGACCTGACGCTACGTGGGCGCGCGGAGGCCGAGCGGTTCCGCGCGAAGCTCCCGAGGGTCGTGCGGCAGGATGTTGACGCATACCTGGTGGGCTTGGTCGCCGAGTACATCGAGCATCGGACACTGGCGGGCCGGCCATGTGCGTTCATCCAGACGGAGTTCTGGCGCTGGCTGGACTGGTACCACGATGAGCCGGGGTTCGAGTCTCAGGCGGATCGGCAGCGGGCGTGGGAGGTCGCGCTGTTGCTGCGGAGGACCTCGCCGCACCTGACGGATGACCGGCTGCGCCGGTATCTCTGGTCGAGGGAGCGGGCGGTTGCCGAGGATGTGCTGACGCACTGGCCCGTGGTCACTGCGCTGGCCGACGTGCTGGAGGAGCGCGGCACGGTCGACGGCGCTGAGGCGGCGTCGATCGTGCGCGCGGCGCTCGGTGGGGCGAAGGCGTTCTGAGGGGGCGGAGGCGTTCACCCCCGGAGGACAGCCTTGGTTCGGGGCGGACAGTGTGAAGCTCAGCGTCGAGGATAAGTAGGCGGGGACCGTCGAAGCGTGCCGACTCAGTCAGCCAAGAAGGCACGCCCTCGGCCTCGCTACAGAGCAAGGCCGAGGGCGGTGGCGCAGCCCCCACAGCGCCCAGACTAGCCATATGACGGCTGGAGTAGCGCACTCCCGCTACTCGTTATCACAGTGTATATGCCACGATCCGGCTGCGGGGGCTCACGCAGTGAGTTCTGAAACTCACACTTCCTTTACGGCGGGAGACCAGAGCGTGTCTGACGGTGTAGGCGTGGAACTAGGCCCCTAGCGGAGGCTGATTTCTGGTGTCTGGTGTGGGGGTGTAGGATGGGCTTCAGCTAGGGGCCTAGTGTAGTAATAACATGCTCCACTCTCTGCTTTCACTCCTCCTCTCGGAGTTAGACGGTGGATTCCTTCTGTTGCTGGTGGATAGTGACGGTTCAACGGTAGCGAAGATGCCGTGTTCGGTCGGCAGGAGGTGTCACCGGTAGGGCAAGTCGGGGTTTGACGCAGCCGCAAGGGAGCCAACTCCCGCATGAGCGAGACCGCGCACGCGACTGCCTGGAACGAAGGGTAGTGCCCCCCTCCCTGGCCGCCAGGCTTCGCTGCGCTACGCCCTGACATGCTGGCCATCCCTCCCCCGCGGCAAGAGCGCGCGCGAGGGAGGGATGAATCCGGGAACGGCGGGCGGTGACGTCGAGCCGGCGGTCGTCATGCCGCGCGGGTGTCCGGGTCGGCGGTGGCGAGGTCGGCGGTGGGGTCCGGCAGGAGGGCGCCGAGGATCGTGGAGGCGGCCTGGGTGATCCGGAAGAGGCTCGCCCGGATGACGGCCGGGGAGCCGCCGCTATGGCGGATGTAGTGGGCCGCTGAGCGGAGGGTGTTCTCCCCCAGCGAGCCGGAGACCGTCGCCGCGACGGCCTCGGCCTCGGACTCCTGAACGTGGGCCGGGAGGTTCAGCTCGGGGCCGTGCTGGTGGAGGATCTCGTGGGCCAGCTCGTGGAGCAGCGTCTGCACGGCCGCGCCGTCGGGCAGGTCGGCGGAGACCACGATCTCCCCGGGCAGGCTGTACCCCAGGGCGGTCCCCGTGTCGCCTCGGCGGACCGTCACCCCGCGCGCGGTGGCGAACTCGAGCAGAGCGGGCAGGCAGTCGGCCAGGGCCGGGGTGTCCGTGTACCAGGTAGGGATCTCCGCGCCCTCGGTCTGGCTGACGTCGAAGACGTGGCCGAGCCGGAAGCGGAGGTGGCGCGGGCCGTCTTGAGTGCCCCTCTCCCCGGCCTCCGGCCACCCCTCCCCCGCGGCTTCGCACGCGAGGGAGGGACGAGACCCCGCAGGCTCACGGGTATGGCGCGAGCTTGGGGTGTCAGAAGCGCCCTCGGGCCGGGCGCGCACGGTGACGGGGACGAGGATCGCCATTCCGCGCTCCCCCCGCCGCACATTCCGACCGAGTCTCTGCCAGGTCCGGTAGCTCGCGACGTGGCCCAGGTCGGGGAGGTCGGGATCGCGCCGCTGGCGGTCGGCCCATTGCAGGGAGATCAGCAGGGCGTTCCGCGTCGAGTAGCGGTGGAGCTTGGAGAGCCAGGCGAGGAAGCTCTCGATCCGGGGGTCCGAGACCCCCGCGGCGAGGGCGTCGGCGAGGTCGTCGATCATGCCGTGGAGCCGGGCCTGGGCGGGGTGGCCGTCGTGTGTGGCGGTGGTCTCTTGAGGCGCCCCCCTCCCTGGCCGCTGGCCATCCCTCCCCCGCGGCTCCGTCCGGCTTCGCCTCGCTTCGCCGGGACATGCACGCGAGGGAGGGACAGATCCGGGAACGGTTGGCGGGTTGGGCGGGACCGAGGGGGTGCCGGGGTGGACGTCGGGGTGGGTCTGCGTGGTTGGTGTCATGGGCGGTTCTCCTCTCAGGGGTGACGCGGCGGGTAGAAGAGATCGAGCAGCCCCAGGGCGAGCTCGCGGAGGAACAGGCTCAGGCCGCGCGGGGGCTCGTGGGGGGCGGCGGGCGTGGCGGACAGGCGGGAGGCCGGGCCGCCGGGGCTGGTCTCCGGCAGTGCCCCCCTCCCTGGCCGCTGGCCATCCCTCCCCCGCGGCTCCGCACGCGAGGGAGGGACAGATCCGGGAGCGGTGGACGGGTTGGGCGGGACGTCGGGGTGGGCGTCCGGGTCGGTGTCGGTGCGGTGGTCTGTGGTTCGCATCGGGCAGTGTCCTCTCTGCGATCGTGCCCGCCGCCGCCCTGGGTGGGTGGGTGGGGGGCGGCGGCGGGCGCCGGTCGGGGTGAGCGGCCGGCGAGGGTCTAGGCGCGGGCCGGCTGCCCCTCGAGGGTCTGGCGGAGGTGGAGGCCGGCGACGAGGCGCGCGTTCCCCGGGTCGGGGCCGTCGGGGATGGGGCCCTCGCCGTAGTCGGGGCACAGGACACCGTCATCGTCGATCTCCACGATGTCGTCATCGCCGATCGTCTCGCCGTCGGGGGCGATGAGGGCGGGCGCGCTGGCGCCGGGGCGGGTGGTGAGGCGCCATCCGGCGGCGCGGAGGGTGGGCGCGTCGGGCGCGGGGCAGGTGTAGGGCGTCGTCATGGGATCGGGTCCTCTCGGGGCCGCCCTCGAGGGAGCGGCCCCAGGTGGATGCCCGCGCTAGGCGCGGGGGTCGGGCAGGAAGATCTCGATGACGTAGGGGCCGCGGAGGGCGGCCAGGTCGGTGCGCCAGCAGTCGAGGGCGGCGCGGGTGTCGTCGTAGGTGCGCAGGAGGGTGGCCGGGGCGGCGGGGTGCTCGAAGGCGCAGAGGATCGCCGCGCCCGTGGGCAGCCGAAGAACGGCGGCCCACTCGGTGGGCACGTGGGGGACGGCGGCGAGCCGAAGGAGGCCGTGGGGCTCGAAGAGGGCGAGGAGGTCGGGGCCGTCGGAGCCGAGGGGCTTCCCGTAGCGCGGCCCATGCTTGGTGAGGTAGCCGGCCTTCAGCCACGGCTCGAGCTCGGGGACGGCCGCGAAGGTATGGAGCATCGCGGCGGCGTCGACGATGGTGGAGAGGTCGTACCGCTGGACGCCGAGGGTGCGGCCGACGGCCCAGGTGTGCTCGGCCGCGTGGGGCGCGTGGCGGTCGAGCCGGCGGCGGAGGGTGACGAGGGCGGCGTGGAGGCTGGGGTGGATCCCCGTCTCGGCGGCGGTGGGGATGGCTTCTGCCGTGCGGGTGGGTGGCTGCATCGTGTCGGGTGTCCTCTCGGGGGTGGAGATCATGGAAGTTAGTCCCTTCTAATCCTGCGTCGGCGGATCTCAGGCAGGCAGGTCGAGCTTGTGCACGCGGACCCAGGGGCCGGCGTAGCGGGCGAGGTCGGCGAGCCAGCTCTGGGCGGCCTCGTCGATGTCGTCGTAGGTGGTGAGGGTGACGATGTGGCAGTTCAGGGGGTCGGTGACTCGGAGGTGGATCCGGCCGGTCGGGGCCTCGTAGAGGGTGGCCCATTGGGTGGGCAGGCCGGGCATGGCGGCGGTCGCGTAGACAGCCTCGGGGAACGTGCCGGGCGGCAGGCTGTGAAAACCTCGGGCGGAGGCGTGGCCGGAGGCTACCCAGAGCATGAGCGGGGAGCCGTAGGGGATGAGGCCCATGGAGGCCTCGACCTGGAGGATCTGGGTGAGGCCGTAGCCGCACATGGCGCAGATCCGCCCGACCTCCCAGGCTTGGGGCGCCCGCGAGGGGGACTTGTGGTCGATGTGGCACAGGAGGGCTCGCAGGGGCGCGAGGGGGTCGGGTGCGGAAGGGGTTGCGATCATCGTGTGTGCCATCGTGTGGTCTCCTCTCCGCGCCCCCGGCCGAAGCCGGGGGCGCGGTGGCTGGGCGCGCTAGGCGCGCCGCTGGCTGAGCTCGTCGGTGTCGAAAGGCAAGGGGAGCTGGGACTCGGGCACAGGCTCGCGCTCGATGAGGGTGAGGCCGCCGGGATCGCGGCGGACGAGCCAGGGTCCGACGATGAGGGCGTCGACGCCCAGGCCGTCGAGCCGGCACAGCACGTCGAGCTCCATGGAGCAGAGGCTCTCGGTGAGCCGTCGCCGGTAGGCGATGGAGTTGATCAGGCTCTGGGGAATCGTCTTCGGGCGGGCCATCGGCGCGCATCCTCTCCGGGGCGCGGGGGAGGCGGAAAGGCCTCCCCCGTCGGCATGCCTAGGCGATCAGGCGGGCGAGGTGGGCGCCGATGTAGTCGGCGGGCAGGAGCCAGAACTCGCCGGAGAGGTAGGCGACCTGGGCGGAGTCGAGGTCGTAGTCGATCTCGACGAGGTCGCCGTGGCGCGCAAGGCGGCGGAAACGCTTGGCCTGGGCGGCGCTCAGTTGGAAGGCTCGTGAAGGGCCACGGAGGGTGAAGGCGAAGGGGCCTTGGATTGGATGGGTTCCGGTGATCTTGTGGGCTACTGTCATCGGGATCGGTCCTCTCATTGGGGGGGAAGTTCCAGCTTCCCCCCCGTTTGCCGCGCGAAGCGCGGTTGACTTACACGTCTCTACCTAACAGAACAGTGTTTCACGTGAAACGGTTACATGAGAGTTTGCCGTAGTATGTAACCTATAAGGCAACAACCCCCAGGATGCGGCCATCACGCCTCGGCCGACCCTGCGGCGACACCGGAGAGCCAAGCGGCGCGCTCGGCCTCGCGGCCATCGAAGGCGGCCTCGAGCCCGAGCTCGAGCGCGGGCAGCAGACCCCCGACGGCGGCGTCATAACCCAGGGCGTAGGCCGCGGCCGCGTCGCAGGTGGAAAGGCGCCACAGCAGAGCACGCACAGGCCAATGGGCGACGCGGGACCACGCCCAGCCCGCCGGCCGCGTATAGGGCAGCGCCGCGATCTCGGCCCACTCCGGCCCCAGCCCGTATGCCTCGCCTAGTGTCACGGCCTGGCCTCCCGCCCGTTGGGCCACGCCCCCCGCCCCCCCCGCGCGATTTTTGCCCTTTTGAGCGCTTTGCCGAGCAGCGGCCCACAGGCGGAGCGCAAGGCCGAAGAGGGCAAATCCGGAGGAGACTAGCGAAGCGGCTCCGGAGGATTTGACCGTGCCTTGCGCTCCGCCATGCACTTGTGGGCCGCTAAGCTCGCAAGCGCCAAAAGGGCAATAGCGGGGTCGACGCAGGGCCGTGAGCACTACCGATGCTGCGGATTCCTAAGGCAGCCGCCTTAGGCGGGGGTTTGGGGGCAGCGCCCCCATATGCTGTGGGCAGTGCTCCTAACCTCGTCGCAGTTCACGAAGCCTCCCTCACACACGTGCCGTGCTGGGTTCATGGAAGCAGGCGTCGCTGCAGCGCGAGTCAGCGCCGCAGGCGGTGGCGCCACATACAAGGGCCGAAGACCCCGCAGATGCGGAGCGCACTTGGCGACGCATCGAGGAGGCTGAGGCCCCCGCGGAGGACCCCGCAGGGCGCGAACTGTGCGCCCGAGGAGGCCGGAGCGGGTTCTCTGGGTATGCAACTGCGAGGTGACGAGTATGTGTGTCGACAGTGGCGACGAACGACAGGAAGCCATGCGCGAGGCGGTGACGAGCATGGGTGTGGACAGCGGCGACGACCGATCGAAAGTGATGTGCGATGCGGGCGATGCGGGCGTGGACGATGACCGATCGAAAGCTATGTGCGAGGCGGGCGTGGAGGATGACCGAGAGAAAGCCATGTGCGAGGCAGGCGAGGCGGTGACGAGCGTGTGTGTCGACAGCGGCGACGACCGACCGAAAGCCGTGTGCCCAGTGAGCGAGGCGGAGTCGAGCATTTGCGTGGAGGACGACCGATCGAAAGCCTTGTGCCCAGTGGGCGAGGCGGAAAGCCACGTACCGGAGCCGGTGGTCAGGGAGCTCAAACCCTGGATGTGCGGGGCGAAAACCCGGAGCGGCGCGCCCTGTCGGGCCCCGAAGATCAAGGGCCGACCCCGATGCCGGAAGCACGGAGGCGTGCACAACATCGGCCGACCGCCGACCCATGGCCTCAGCTCGAAGCGACTGCATCTCCGGCCCTCGTTCCAGAAGGCGCTGCGCGCGGTGCAGGAGGTACGGGAGACCGACGGCCTGAGCATGGTCGAGGACATCGACCGACTGCGCGCTCGTCTTCTGGAGATCCAGGTCGAGGAAGACAAGGAGAAACGAAGCGCCTACCACGAGGCCGTACTGGCGCAAGCCATCGACCGACTCCGCCGGACCGAGATGACGCTGGATGGCATGGTGGAGCGCGAAGCAGCGGCCGATGTGCTCAGGATGATGCTGACGGTAGTCTATCGCAGCTTGATCGTGGAGGTGGGAGTTGAAGAAGCCGACAGGATCTGGACGACGGTTCGAAAGGGATTGGGTCGCGCTGGGCTGGGAGCAGTTCGAAACGTGGCGGACGAAGCAGCAGAGCTCGCCGGCGCCCCTTGATGCGGATCCACCCCGGGCGTTGACCCCGGCCCAGGAACGGGATGCCCGGATCATCTTCGAGTCGGTCGAGGTGCCCGACGAGGTGCGGGTGAGGATGCCCGATGACCCGGTCACATTCGCGAAGGACGTTCTCGGCTTGTCGCTCGGCGCGAAGCAGCGCGAGGTGCTCGCCGCGGTGAGGGATCACCCGAAGGTGGTAGTGCCGAGTTGCCACGCCGCCGGCAAGACGTTCCTCGCGGCGATCATCGTGCTGTGGTGGCTGTTCACGCGCCGACCAGCGTACGTGATCACGACGGCCCCGACCTGGCGCCAAGTCAAGCGACTGCTGTGGAAGGAGATCCGCGCCCTGTTCCGCCGCCTGCCAGACGAGATCCGGGCCCGGGCCGAGTGCGACATGACCCAGCTGAAGGTCCTCGGCGATGATGGTGAGCCAGACCCCTACCACTACGCGTACGGCTTCGCAACCGAGCACGCCGACGACATGCCCGGCGAACACGCAGAGAACATGCTGGTCATCTACGACGAAGCGCCCGGGATCAGCGATGATCAGTTCGGCGTGATGGATACCTACCAGGCCGATCGCGAAGTGATGATCGGCAATCCGGTCAACCCGGATGGCCGCTTCCGCCGCGCCGTCGAGAGACCCGAACTCGGCTGGCACACCGTCAAGATCTCGGCCTACGACACCCCGAACTTCACGGGCGAGGATCTGCCCCCGACCGTGCTCCGCCAGCTGCTCCAGCCCAGTCGCGTCGAACAGTGGAAGATCGAATGGGGAGAGGACTCAGACTACTTCCGCGCCAGGGTGCTCGCCGAGTTCCCGGACGGCGACGCGAGCCGCATCATCGCGCCGCTAACGTGGGTGCAGGCCGCGATCGAACGGGAGCCCGAACTGCTGATCCACCCGTCGGTCCAGATCGGCGTCGACGTCGCCCGCACCGGCGGGAACCGCACTGTCATAGCATGCCGCATCGGCGCGGAGGTGGTGCGGATCGAGTCCATCGACGGCCGGACGACGACCCAGGAAGTGGTCTGGCGCACGGCGCAAGCTGCCGAGGAGATCTGGCGCATGTCCGGTCGCCCGGTCAAGGTGCTCGTCGATGAGACCGGCATCGGGGCCGGGGTCGCCGACCTCCTCATGCCGATGAGCGATGAGCGGATCGACTACCGCGGGGTGCTGTTCGGCGGACGCGCCGTCGAGTCTGCCCGGTTCGTGAACTGGCGCGCCGAGGGATACTGGTCCCTGCGGGAAAGCCTGCGCCCCGAGAGCGACTGGCCCAAACTAGCCATCACCTGGGATGGGCCGGAAACCGAGCGACTTCGCGCCCAAATCAGCGCGATCCAGTACGAATACCGTGGAAATCGGGTCAAAATCGAGAGCAAGGACGACATGGTCGCCCGGGGGATGCCCAGCCCCGATGAAGCGGACGCCGTCGTCATGGCCGTCGGCCCGGTCCCCAGCCGTGCCCTCGTGGACGACGAGCCTGTCGACATGTACGACCTGTTCGACGACTACCGGCCGTTCCGGGCCGGAGCCGCGGCGCTCCCGATGATGGACGAGCCCCGAAGCATCATGAGCCCGGACGACTAGGCTGCCGGTCGGGGCTCCGCCCCGCGCCCCGCCGAGGGGCGAGGCCCCTCGGAACCCCGTGCGCGGCTCCTCCGGGTGGGGCGCAAGGCCCCACTCGGAGGAGCCCTGGACAGGGAACGGGCAGCGCGACGCTGGCTGACAATCGGGTTGCGGACCCGCGGCCCGAAGGGCCGCCTGCGCACGAGGTGGCGAGGCGTGCGGTGGCGCGTCGTGTGCGCCGCGCGTGCCGAGCCGCTGAGTGCGTAGCGACAGCGCAGCTGGCGCAGGGGCCGTTTGTGTGGTTCAGCGAGTCGCTGCTGCTGCGGGCGAGGCAGGGGGTGCCTGGGCGACTCGGTGCCGCAGCGACTCGCTGCTGCTGCGGACGAGGCAGGGGGCGCCACAGCGACTCGGTGCTGCAGCGACTCCATGCTGTTACGGGCGAGGCAGGGGGCGCCGCAGCGACTCGGTGCTGGCGACGGTAGGGCCGAATGTTGTACTCGCGGGGTCCCCATCGACCTTCGCGCCTCACACTGGCGGGGGTGGCGGTGGCTGGGGGTGCTCCCCTACTATCGCCTCGTGAGGCCTGGATGGGACCCAGGGGCGCCTTGGGCTTGGGGGCGATTTAGCGATTTGGGCCCGCGTCGGGCCCCGCCAAATCTTTGGCCCTTATATACATATATCTGTACCTCCCTGGGGGAATTTAGCTATTTAGCCGTTTAGGATCATGACGCAGAGGACGACGTTTTCACTGTGAGATCTGGCCAAATCGCTAAATAGCTAAATCCATCCCAAGCAAACCCATGTACCGCAAGGGCTAGACCGATTTAGCTTCTCAATGCAGGAGGCTAAATACCTAAATAGGCTACCCAGTGATATGCGCATCCAATCATCTTCTACGTACCATCATGCGTTGAACCGCCCTGTGGCCTTTCTGTTTCTCGCACGCGTATAGGGGGGGTTTTTTTCTGTGGCGCCAGAGGGCGATGTAAGTACGCGGCGGTAGGAGGGGGTGCGCGAAGGGAGTGTGAGCGCACATGCGGCTGCCATGGAGAAGGTGCTCTGGGGCGGAGGACCCGTCCGCCGGGACCGTTGACGGGCGGGAGGGCGCGGTGGACCGGGCTCTGGACCGGATGGACGCGCGGCTGGTGCGCGTCGTGGAGGGGATGGTCGAGCGCCTGGAGGGGGATCTCACGGCGGACTCGAGCTGGCGGCTCATCGCGAGCGGTGGCGGAGACGGCCTCGACCTGGACGGCGATGCGCGGACCCGGATCGCGGAGCGGTGCGTGCGGCTGTGGATCCGCGATGGGACCATCGCCCAGGCGGAGTCGCTGCTCGCGAGCGGCTGCTTCGGGGAGGGGCTGTCCCGCCCTCGGGCGGCGGACGGGCGGGTGCAGAGGGCCATCGACCGGTTCTGGGACGATGAGGACAACCGGCTGGTGCTGACCGATGTGTCGGGCTTGCGGGACACGAACCGGTGCCTGATGCTCGAGGGAGAGCGGTTCTTCACGGTGCACACCAGTCCCGCGGACAGCCAGGTGAAGATCGCGGACATCCCCGCCTCGGAGATCACCGAGGTGATCTGTCATCCCCAGAACCGGCGGAAGCGGCTCCTCTACCGGCGGGAGTGGCGGCCCCGGCAGTACGACTTCGAGGCCGGCCGCTGGGTCGTCGCCCGGGACCCCGAGGTGCGGTACTACCGGGACCTCTCGGCGCCCGACCCACGGATGCCGCAGCCCGAGGATGATCCGGAGGCGCTGGCCCAGGTGCTGGAGGCGCCATCCCTGGAGCCCGATGTGGCGGTCTGCCACGCGGTGACGAACACGATGGGGGTTCGGGGGGTGCCGGAGGCGTACCGGGCGTACGACTGGGCGCACATCCACGCGGGCACTGTCACCGATATGGCGACGATCACGAGGGCGTTCGCGATGCTCGCGTGGCGGAAGAAGGTGCGGACGCGGTCGGTGGATACGGTGCGGTCGGCGGGGCGGTCGTTCCTGTCGCCCCCGCCGGGGCCGGGCGGGGTGTTCGTGGGGAATGAGAACGTGGACCTGGAGCCGATCCGGGTGGGGACGGGCCAGGTGGCGAACCAGTCGGCCACGGGCCGGCACACGTTCCTGGAGTCGATCCGGCCCTTCGGGTTCGGGGAGCACTGGTATGGGGACGCGTCGACGGGGAACCTGGCGATCGGCCGGTCGATGGAGCTGCCGGCGATCTGGCGGATCCGGGAGCGTCAGGGGTTCTTCGAGCGGCTGCTGCGGCGGCTGATCGACTACGCGATCGCGCGGGCGGCGCTGATGCAGGACCTGGTGTACATCCCCCACACGGTGCGGCGGACCTACGACCTGGACTTCCCGCCGGTGCGGCCACGGGATGAGGCGTATCTGGCGGGGCTGCTCGGGGCGCTGGCGGACGCGCGTGACCGGGGGCTGATCGATGGGGACGAGGCGAGCTACCAGGCCCATGTGGCGATCGGGACGGACGACATCGACGAGGCGATGCGTCGGCTGGGGGAGCAGAGGGCTCGGGCGGGGATGGCGACGGACGAGGTGGCGACGGAGGGTGAGGAGTTGGCGGAGGAAGCGGGAGGGCCTACCCAAGCGCTGGGGGAATGAGGCACTGGTGGCGCACTGCGAGGCGCGCCGCACTGCCCGAGTACGTGGCGATTGGAGAGATGCGCCCCTGGCGCGTTTCCGCATCGGTCGGTGTTGGACCATGATGGTTGGGCGCGCTTCGCCCCTGTATCCGCGAAGGGGCGCTAGGGGTCTAGCCGCCCGCCATGTCGGCCACAGGCGGGATAGCGGCGTGGCCGGACTGCACAGTTGGTGTAGCCCATGGGGCTTGACGGACGGAGTGGGAAGGGGATGGCTGGGATGTTCTGCGCGTTCTGTATGTGCCTCGTTATCGCTCAGCAACCTGTGGGGAATGTGACGGGTGCCTACTTCAGTCCTGGGTCAGACCACATAGCGTGTGTCTGGCGCGCGGGCGACGGTCAGAGCGTGGTATCTATCCACGACACAAGCACAGGCGAACAGGTCGGCCTTGTCCCCTTGCGGTCAGGTCTGGAGTGGGTGGGCTGGTGCGACGATGAGAGCTTCGCCTGTCAGGACGCGGCCCGCGGAGTCGACGGTCCTAGGCGCGTGGTGAGATTCGACTCGGCGGGCACGGTGACGGCCGAGCGCGCACTCCCGTTGCCGCCTGCGTCCCGTACTGGGCCCACCACCAGCTTCGAGGCAGCTGGCCAGGACCTGCAGGGGGTCTACTGCACCGCCAGGAGTACGCACACTCTAGAGGCGAGCGACGCCTGGCTACTCCCGGTGGCTGGCAGCGATGGTGAACTGGTCCTCTGCCAGACCGTGGCACGACGAACCCAAGTGGAACTGACGACTATCGGTCTGCGGAGTCTGCCGATCGACGAGGCTAGGCGCCTTTACCTGGAGGCGAGCCGGAAGGCGTCCGCGGCCGGCTGGGCCGAGATGGGTCTGGTAGTCTTTGGCGGACCTGGAGACGGGGCACGTGCGCCGACGGCTCAGGAGGCGGAGGCCGCGTGGCGGAGGGCCTATGACCGAGCATTTGGCGATGCAATGCGCGAAGCCTTCGCCGGCAATCTCCTTTGGGTCCGAACTGATCAGGAGCCGGCACAACGCCGTGTGAGGACTGCGCTGCATCGGTGGTCGTGGAGCATGGGTGCAGACGCGAGTCCGCTTTTATCCCGGCAGGACGTTGGGCTGGTCGAGGCCGTGCACTCATTGCCTGGCGGCGGTAGCTACGCCGCCGATTTCACCGGGGGTGCTGGGGCGGACGCCGGAACGCACGGGGTGGAGGGTCCCCACTGCGTGGTATGGACTGCGCGGGAGGGTGAACCATCCGAAGTCCTGATGGAGCGGAGCAATGCGCACGTCGTCGCTTGGCTGTCGGAATCTGAACTGCTCGTCCGAGAGGGAGGCTGGGATCGCTCGCGTGACGCCACAGCGAAGGTCGTCTCCCTGCGGGCGGGCCAGCGCTCGGGCGCCATCTCCAGTGCCACGCTGTACAGCATGCAGGTTGCACGCATCCTGGCCGAGGGCGGGGCTATCGCATACCCAAACGCGGCCCACGACCTGTGCGTCCTGGTGCCCGGGAATCCCACGCCAACGGTGGTGGCCAGGAATGGCGAGTGGGACAGGATCCTGGACGTTGCCTCGGGCGGCAGCTTGGTGGCGTACATGGGGGCCGACTCTGTGGTCCAGGTGTGGGCGGTCGGCGGGGACCTCACTGAGGTGCTTCCACGGGGCACCCTCCCTGAAGGACCCGGAGCCGAGCCGGGCGGGGACGGGCCAGGTGGCGCAGCAGAGACGGCTGCGCAGACGGTCGCCTCGGAGAGCGCGGCGGCTGGCGCGAACGCAGGAGAGGCGGGGCCGCGCCTTGCCCTGCTGTGCGAGTCCGGAGCGGGGGTCTTCTACTGCGAGTGGCAGCCGACCGCAGGGACGGCGCCGAGCCCCCCCTCGGCCAGCCCCGTGACTGTTGGCGAGCCCGTAGTGTATTGGCAGACGCTGCCGGACGGGGCGGGCGCCATCGCCGTCCTGGGGGCCCCAACGGCGAGCGATGAGCTCGGAGGCATCGGCACCCGCGTGCTTGCTTGCCGCAGTGGGGGCAGCAGCAACGTGATGCAGGTCTCCGCGCCCGGTGTCCTCGATGGCGCGTGCTCGGTCGTCTGCCCCTCGCGGGACGGAAAACGGGCTGTGGTAGTAGTGAAGCAGGGGCGGCGCAGCGACATCGGCATCCTGCCGTTGGATCTCGACGCGATGGCGTTCGGTGCGGGTGCCCAGCACGGTATGCTGGAGCTGGACCTGCTGACGTACATAGACGACGGTGTCGTGATGGACGGGGCCTGGTCGCCTGGTTCGGACGGCATTGCTCTCCTAGTAGTCGCCGCGGGCGACGATGGACGACCGCGGGTAAGCCTAGGAGCTGTCCGCGTTGATGGCGCCTGGGGAGACGGTATCGTGGTGGCCCCGGAACTAGGTCTCATCCTGCTCCCGCGCAACAACCGCGCTTGGTCGCCCAGCGGGGAGCATCTCGTGTTCGGTGGCCGCGAACGCGACGCGCAGGGGCAGGACGGTCTGGCACCGCCCGAGAGCACACGCGCCTACATCTGGGACACGGGGACGCAGGCTACGAAGCCGCTCACGCCCGAGGGGTGGTGGGCGTGGCCTTGCGCCTGGTCACCTGATGGCAGAGAGGTCCTGTGTGCACGGCGCGAGGCTGGTGCTCGCTCTGCCGCCGGGCACGCGGCTGAGGAGACGGAACTCTGGGCAGTGGCCACGGAGAGCGGCGAGGCGCGGCGCATCGCCACGGTGCCCCATGCAGTAGTAGGTGCGGAGTGGTCGCCGGACGGCATGTACATCGCGGCGCTCCAGTACGCCGAGGCGGGCCATGCTCACCTGACACTCGTTGCGCCGGACGGAGCGTTGTCAGACGTGCCTCTGCCAGATGGAATGGCAGTGGTGGACGCGGCTTGGTGCAGGTAAGCACTAGACGAGGTCGACGGCTTCCGTGGCCGGGCGCGAACGCCCAGCGAGGGCGCCGCGGGGGGCCGGGGGCCTGGGACTGGGCCCCCGACACGACTCTAGCAGCGAGGCAGGGACGGGGCTGCGCAGGGCGGCCGTAGGGGGAACAGAGCTGACGCAAGCGGATGCTGCGGTGGCTCTTGCGCCGTCGGTGTCACACTGGGACGGTGAGAACCGTGCAGCTTCCGCCCACGCTGGGCACATGGATGTCGTCTATCACGTGGGTAACGGCATTCCTGCACACGGCTTGTGCCTCACCAAGGCGCAGGGCGCACAGTACGCACCTTACCCATTCGTCGTGCGCGCTGAGGGACGTCCTCACATCGTCATTGCCCCTGTGAGCCTTGCACAGGCAGCCCCAGTGCCGCCTCCATGTGGCGGCAACTACGTTAGGCGGGGCCTCCACGTACCAGAGCTCGACCGGGTTCCCACTGCGAGAGGGTCCGGCAATGAACACGTACGTGCCTCCCTCGCTGCCATCGCGGGCCGCTGCCAGGGCGTCACATACGCCCTCGGCGGCTTCCTCCACGTCAGCGGGAGGCGGTGTAGCTCTGAGGACGCCATCGATTATGTCCTCAACTGCGAGCTGGGTCTTATTGCCGCGGAGTGCCCCCGTCCAAGCGGCGATGAAGCGAGGAGACGCCGACTTGTCCGACTCCGCCCACTTTCGCCTGGAGTCATCAGTGACGTTGTAGTTAGCGTCGGTCTCCCTTGAGTCACACGCGAGGACGGCCCCCTCGGGGCAGACGATGGCTACGACTACAGACACACGGACCACTTCTTTCCAGCAGATGCCCGTCCCGTTCCACGGCCGGCACCGCACACCTCCTCGGGCGAACTGACCGAGGGCGGTGGGGACAGGGTGGTCCCACCCGGACAGCATGCCTCTTTGCGGCGTTTGGCTTCGCGCGGGTTGGACGGGACATTGCGGCGGGCGAGGGGGAGTGGCCTCGCCGCCGGCCCCTCTCCCAGAGGCGAAGGCCGTGGGTGCGCGCCTCTGGTGGTAGTGCCCCTCTCCCTGGCCTCCGGCCATCCCTCCCCCGCGGCGCGTCAGGCTTCGCCTTCGGCTACGCCCTGACAAGCACGCGAGGGAGGGAGTGAGCGAGAGCTTTCGCGGCGATGGCTGGAACGGGTGCGGGGGGGCGGGACGGGCGGGAGGCTGGGCCTGCGGGTGGCGGGGGGTCGCTGAAAAAAAAGTTCGCGAAAAAAGGGCGTGGCTGCACGCATGGGTAGGAGGGTGCGGCCCGAGGGCTAGACCTCGCCCCGGAGCCGGAGGGTGAGGTGAGTGACCATGGCGAGCGCGACGGCGACCGACTCCGCTTCGCACCAGGCTTCCGGCTTCGCTTCGCTGCGGGGGGACGAGCCCCGAGCGCGGGATGGGCAGGTCTGCGAGATCTTCCCTGCCGAGGTGCTCGGCGCGCCGAACGAGGGCGGGCTGCCCCAGGGGGACTTCCGGATCCTCGTCATCGGCCACGGGGCGACCCAGGACGGCCGGCGGTACTACGGACGCCAAGTGCTCGAGCGAGCCGTCACCGACCGGGTGTTCGACGGCGCGCGGATGTTCCTGAACCACGCCGACCCCGTGAGCGATGGGCGCCGAGGCCACCGGGACGTGCGCGACTACTGCGCCACGATCCAGCCCGGGAGTCTCGTGGTGACCGACCGGGGGCTCGAGGGCGTGTGCCACGTCCACTCGCCGCAGCTCCGGGAGATGCTCGCTGACCCCATCGCGCGGGAGCATGTGGGGATCAGCCACGACTCATTCATCCGCTACAGAACGAGGCAGATCGACGGCCGGGAGCTGCAGGCCGTCGAGACGATCACCAAGTGCAACAGCGTGGATTGGGTTCCCTCGGGCAACGCCCGAGGCCGGGTTGTGGAGACAGAGCGGGAGGAGCTGGACATGGATCTCGAGGCGATTGGGAGCGCGGTAGCCGAGGCGTTGCGGGAGGCCCTACCCGAGGCGGTGGAGGCGGCGGTGTCGGGCCGGCTGCCCGCCGCCGTGGATGACGCGGTGGAGCGGCGGGTGCGAGAGGCCGTGACGGCCGCGGAGACCTCCTTCGCGGAGAAGCTCGCCCAGGCCGTGGAGGGCGCGGTGGAACAGCGGGTCTCGGAAGCGGTGCCGGAGTTCGTGGACAAGGTCCGCGAGGTGCTCGCGGGGCCGAAGGAGGGCGACGCTCCGGGCGAGTCCCCGGCGGAGGAGGCGGCGACGGTGGAGGTGCGAGAGTCCGATCTCACCCCTGAGATCGAGGAGCTAAAGCGGCAGAACCGGCAGCTGCGTGAGGAGCTCGACGCCGAGAAGCGGGAGCGGCTCGTACGGGAGACCGAGCGGCAGCTCGCCCGCATCGTGGAGAGCGCGGACGGGCTGACCCGGGCCGGCCGGATGCGCGTCATGGAGCGGTTCGCGGGACAGTGCCTCCCGCCCGAGGAGCTGGAAGAGAAGGCGGCGGAGGCGCTGGATGAGGAGCGCGCTCACGAGGCGGAGGTTCTCCGGGAGCGCGGGGTGCGGACCCGAGTCTCCGGCGCGGGCGCGTCGGGCGAAGGCTCGAGCGAGCAGCGCTCGCGCGAATCGTACGACCGGTCGCTCGAGGAGTTCTGGCAGCGCCAAGGCTTCGCTGCCGACCAGATCGACCGGATGAAGGGGGTCAAGTGACATGGCGATCGTGAGGATTGCCGGCGATGGCGTGACCCTGGGTTACAGCCACTCGCCCAGCGTGATCATGCTCACGGGCGCTGGCCTGTCGGCGGTGACGTCGGGCGACGTGATCCGGGGCGACGATGTCGCCTTCGGGACCGATCTGGCGGGCGTGGCGCTCGCGGACTACCGGGATTCGGTGACGCCGCTCCCCGTGCTCATCGACGGGGTCGTGAAGCTCGCCGTGACGGCGAAGTCGGGCGCGGGCGTCAACGGCGCGGTGCATGTGGGCGACTACGTGTACGTGAACTCGGGGGACAGCCGGGTGGACCTTGGGCCCGGGACCCTCGCCCTCGGCCGGGCGCTGGAGCCGATTACCTCGGGCGAGGAAGCGACGATCAACGTTCAGGTGCGGCCGCATCTGACCACCGAGGTCGGGAGCGACACGACCTACATGACCCTGAGCCTGCCCGTGCCGGCGCTGTCGGCCATCACGGCGGACTCAGTCGTTCTCATGAACGGGTGGACGCCTGGGTTCGCAGGCACGGTGGAGAGCCTAGCCTTCGTGACGGGGACCACCCCGGCGAGCACGGCGGGGAAGGACATCGACCTGTCGATCCTGATCGGCGCCACGCCGACGACGGGCGGCGTGCTGACGCTGCTCACGGCGGACATCAACGCGATCGGCAAGGTGAAGGCGGCGAGCGCGATCACGGCGGCCAACGCCTTCGATGATGACGACACGCTGAGCATCAAGTGCAGCGAGTGCACGGCGGCGTTCGTGGAGGGCAACGGCACGCTGTTGCTGACGCTGGCGTGCGCTCATGACCATGACTAGTGCGTCTGCCGAGAGCTTCCTCGGGCAGGACGCAGGGCTCCGCCCCGCGACCCCGCCGAGGGGTTGCCCCCTCGGAACCCCATGCGAGGGTTCTCCGCGATGGGCCGAGGGACCGGGACGCTGAGGACTTGAGGAGGGACTGGGATGGCAGCAGCCATTGAGGACGTCGGGCGAGGCGGGGTGCGGCTCGCGCCCGAGATCACGGACCACGGGGAGCGGATCGTGTCGCTCCGCCGGGTGGTGGAAGGCGTGCGCTCATCGCGCACGCGAGAGGCGTACGGCCCGGACGATTGGGTCCACATGGCGGACACCATCGACCGGACGATGCGGTTGGCGTACCTGCAGTCGGAGTTCCCCACCTCCTACGAGGTGCTGGGTCACCGAGAGGACTCCCGCTCCTTCGAGGACGGGAAGAGCTACGAGATTTACGGGGTGCGGCTCGCGCCCGAGGTGGCACGGGGGGCGGACTACCCCTCGAACAGCCCCAAGGACCGCTCCTACACGAAGACCCTGAAGAAGTTCGGGTGGACGTGGCCATTGCCGTGGGAGAGCTGGGTCCGAGACCAGGGCGACCTGCGGCTGCTCGCGAGCTGGCCTCGGGACTGGGGGCTCTCGGCGCGGTACTCGATGGAGTATCGGTTCACGAGCCTCTGGGCGGGCAACACGACCTACTTCAGCGCCGGGAACGGCAACTACGTCGAGGGGGCGGGCACGGCGCTCAGCGAGACGTCGCTGAAGGCGGCGATCGCCAAGGTGCGGAGTGGGCAGCGGGACGCCGCGGGGAACGAGGTCCCGTACTACGGGCCCCTGTACCTGGTCGTCCCGCCCAGCCTGGAGTTCACGGCGCGGGAGCTGGTCGAGTCGCCCGTCTACGTGGGCGGCAGCTCGAAGATGCCGGCGAGGAACTCGATGCAGGGCTCGGCCAAGGTGGTCCTCAACCCGCTCCTGCCCATCATCGACACGACCCAGGGGGAGACCGCGTGGTATCTCTGGACGGACCCGAACTGGGACCGCCCCGCGGTGCGGTACGGGTTCCTGCTGGGATCGGAGACGCCGGAGATCTTCGTGCGGGAGGCGGACGCGCGGTCGCTGCTCGGCGGGGGCTCGGACGTGTTCCGGGGGGCGCTGTCGAACGACAGCATCGAGTTCAAGCTGCGGTTCACCTTCGGGTGCGACCTGTGGGACGTGAACGGCGCGTACATGAGCAAGGGCGCGGCGTAAGGCCCTCACCCCCGGCCCCTCTCCCAGAGAGGGCGAGGGGGGAAAGGCGGTGGGTGGCGGGTGGTGTGTGGTGAGTGACGAGTGGCGATTGGCGAGTGGCGAAGCAAGTGCCCCCCTCCCTGGCCGCTGGCCATCCCTCCCCCGCGGCTACGCACGCGAGAGAGGGACGTATCCAGGAACGGGGAGCGGGTTGGCGGGAAGGCGTGGTGAGCGTTTGGTTTGACTGCCCCCCTCCCTGGCCGCTGGCCATCCCTCCCCCGCGGCTACGCACGCGAGGGAGGGAGTGAGCAAGGCAGGGCGGTGTCGGTGAGACAGGCGGGCTGAGCGTGAACCTTCGGGCCGGATAGGGTCCCACCGGCCTGACGGCCGGTCCCCCCTATTCGGCCCCTCCGAAAGGCTTCACGCGAGGGAGGGAGAGAGAACGGGCAAGGGTGCGGTGAGTCGGGAGATTCCGGTGGGCAAGGGCAAGGTGCCCCCCTCCCTGGCCGCTGGCCATCCCTCCCCCGCGGCTTCGCACGCGAGAGAGGGAGAGAGCGGGGCAGGATGGTGTCGGTGAGACAGGCGGGCTGAGCGTAAACCTTCGGGCCGGATAGGGTCCCACCGGCCTGACGGCCGGTCCCCCCTATTCGGCCCCTCCGAAAGGCTTCACGCGAGAGAGGGAGTGAGCGGGGCAGGATGGTGTCGGTGAGACAGGCGGGCTGAGCGTGAACCTTCGGGCCGGATAGGGTCCCACCGGCCTGACGGCCGGTCCCCCCTATTCGGCCCCTCCGCAAGGCTTCACGCGAGGGAGGGACGTGAGCGGGGCAGGATGGTGTCGGTGAGACAGGCGGGCTGAGCGTCAACCTTCGGGCCGGATAGGGTCCCACCGGCCTGACGGCCGGTCCCCCCTATTCGGCCCCTCCGAAAGGCTTCACGCGAGGGACGGGAGCCGGGAAAGGGCGGGTTGGGCGGGACATTCCGGTGAGCGGTGCGGGAAAGGGTGAGGTAGATGCCGAGTGTGAGTGCGGTCACGTATGGTGCTAGTGCCGTTGCGGGCGCCGGCTCGGGCTCTTCGGGGCAACTCGGCGTCGTCTCCTCCAGCGGGAACCAACTCGCGGTGGCGGCGACGGACCAGTACGTCTACCAGTCCTTCGTGCTGGAGGGCTTGGCCTCGGGTGTCGAGGTTCCTCTGGCTGGCCTGGATAGCGTCGCGTTCGTCATCATCAAGGCTTCGGCTGCGGTTACGCTCCAGGTGGACGACAGCGGCACGGGCGAAGTCCGTGGCGTGAACCCCGTCTACCTGGAGCGGTTCCCGACAAACGCGACGGCGCTCTACCTGAGCAACGACGGCGTGGACGACGTGAATGTGGACGTGATGATGGTCGGGCCGATCCCCGTCATCCCGTAGGGAGGCGCCTCGTGGCTGACACCTATGACCTCGCGACGGACGTGGGCAAGGTCCGGCTCGTGATCGCGGACACGGACATCACGGATCCCGACTTCTCGGACGCGGAGATCGAGGCTGCGCTCTCGATGGAGACGGGCATCAAGCGGGCGGGGGCGCGCTTGTTGCGCTCCCTGGCCGCTAACCGTGGTCGGATTGCGGTGCGGTTGAGCCGTGGTGGCGTGGGCCGTAGTGGTGGGCAGTTCGAAGACTTCACCAAGGTTGCCTACGAACTGCGGGCCTTGGCGGACAAGCTCGAGTCCGAGAGCGCCGAGGACGACGAGGCGGGCGTGGCCGCGAGCAGCGTCATCGTCACGCCGAACTGGCGTGGCTACACGGACTGGGATACCTCGGATGAGGTGCGCTGATGAAGCAGCATACGCTTGCGTCGGCGATCAATGCGAGTCTGGAGTTTAGTACCAACGCTAGGTTCAGCGTGTGGCTTCAGTCAACCATCGAGGCCGACGTTCCTGAGTACGAGGACAGCGGCGAGGTCTACGAGGGCGTGCTGCTCCCGATGGGCGCGGGCGGGATGTACCAGGATCGCGCTATGTACAACCGCCCTCCTAGCCATGTCGTCTTCGGGCGCGAGGTGAGCACCGTGCCCGTTGGCTGCGTGCTGATGCTCGACGCTCGCAAGGATGAGCGCCATCGGTGGGTGGAGACGGTTAGTGACTTTGGCGCGCGCTATCTTGTTCTTGGTATCCACGGGTTCGCCGGTGTTATGGAACCGTGGGACCACGTGCAGATAGATTGCGCGCTTCTCGATCCGGTGGGAGGGCGGGACTGGTGAGCGTTCCTCACGCGGCCCCCGTCGACGAGGTTCTCGACTCGCTCTGCGAGTCGCTTCGAGATTCGCTGGAGGGGCCGCTTGCGTTCTGCCAGGTTCGCAAGGGGCCACAGAATGCGCTCCGGCTACCCGAGGGCGTCCACACGGTTGTGATCGCGGGGCTCTCGGGTATGCGGGGCGAGCAGGTGGGCATCGGCGGATGGGCGCGGGTCGAGTGGGAGTTCTACCTCACGGGTCTGGTGCGCGCTTCTGCGGAGGATGCTTACCGGACGCACCTCCAGCTCGCGCAGGCGATATGGGACTGGCAGGCGGACAACCGCACGCTCTACTGCGCCGTGTTGCGTAGTGAGCTTTTCGAGATGAAGTGTTCCACCGATAGGTTCGTTGCCGAGGGCGATGACGAGTTTCACGTGGTGGACTGCACCGTCGTCGCGCTCGCTGCGCGGGCCGCAAGGGCTGGTGAATGACGATGCCTCTGGCGTTCGGCAAGGATCAGTGGTTCGCGTGGGATGTGGCGGGCAAGACGGGCTGGAAGTTCGGTGGCGGCATCACGGGCGGCGGCCCTCGAGACGGCTTCACGCGGCGTCGACGGGCGTGGATCGGTGGGCGGAAGGTGAGCGTGCCGGGGCGGAATACGCTCGGCGGCTCAGTGAGCTTCGATGCGACGGCCGACAGCGTGGCGATGATGGGCCAGGGGCTGCCCGTTGCCGGCGTCTTGCCGGCTACGTACTTCTCGGGGGACACGGGCTACCGGACCTGGGTCCATGAGGCGTGCATCGTTTCGCGGCTCGGGTGGCAACTCTCCGAGGGCGGCTGCTTGCAGGGCGAGATTTCGTGGCTGAGCCTCCCGCCGTATAGCCTGGTGGCTGCTCCGACTGAGGAGCCAACGCCGACCTCGACCTCAACGTTCGAGGACTGGGCTTGCAGCCTGGAACTCGATGGCGTCGGGACCTACGAGGTCGTCGAGGTGAGCATCGTTCAGGACAACATCGCCAGCTTCTGGAACAGCATCAAGGCGCGGTCGGCGGGCGCGCTGCGGAACGCGGACTGGATCGTCTACGGCACGCCGGAGTGTACGGCGGAGATGACGCTGGCGATCCCGCCCGATGTGGACTTCATGGAAGACTGCCCCGAGGCGGCGGGCACGCTGGTCATCACGGCGGACGCGCCGTGCGAGGAGGGCGCGAAGACGCTGACGATCACGGTCCCGAACCTGGCGTGGAGTCCTCCGCCCGAGGAGGCGTACATGCCGGACGAGACGGGCGTGATCCTGTGGCGGTGCGCGCTGGAGCAGTCGACGGCGGCCGCGATGTCGTGGACGTTTGCGTAGGGAGGCTAGCTGGTGTTCGTGGCGGGACCTGCTAGCCTGGAGGGCGCTGTCCCCGAGGAAGTCCTGGCGTTGGTCAACGGCGACATCAGGAAGGCCGTGCCTGCCATCGCTCGTGACGCGGTGGCGACGGATCTCATTGAGGCGGCGGTACGCCAGCTTGACACTAGCCACGAACTCGTGTTGGGCGATGCTCGCGAGATGGACTTCGTTCCCGATGAGTCTGTGCATCTTGTCGTGACTTCGCCGCCCTACTGGACGCTGAAGGAGTACGACGAGGGCGTGGGCCAGCTTGGGCACGTGGAGGATTACGACCAGTTCCTCCTGGAGCTTGATCGCGTTTGGGCGCAGGTTCTGCGCGTGCTCGTGCCGGGCGGGCGCTTGGTGGTTGTTGTGGGGGATGTGTGTCTCCCCCGCCGGAAGTTCGGTCGGCATGTTGTGGTCCCGCTTCATGCGAGCATCCAGGAGCACTGCCGGCGTCTTGGCTTCGACAATCTGGCGCCGATCATCTGGCACAAGATCACGAACATGAGCCTCGAGTCTTCTCGTGGGTCGAGCTTCCTCGGGAAGCCGTACGAGCCGAACGCGGTCATCAAGAATGACATCGAGTACATACTCTTCCAGCGGAAGCCTGGGGGATACCGGAGCCCTTCGCAGGCGGTCAAGCTGCTCTCGTTGATACCCGAGGCTGAGCACCGGGCGTGGTTCCAGCAGATATGGTCGTTGGGCGGGGCGTCGACGCGGGAGCATCCCGCTCCGTTCCCGGTCGCTCTGGCTGAGCGGTTGGTGCGGATGTTCTCGTTCGTGGGGGATACGGTCCTCGACCCGTTCATGGGGACCGCCTCGACGAACCTGGCTGCGGGTATGTGGGGGCGCAACAGCATCGGTGTGGAGATCGTGGACAGGTACCACCTGCAGGCGGTGAGCCGCTTGGGGGCTTTTCGAGCGAAGTCGTGGACGTTTGTCTAGGGAAGGACCGGGGAAAGTGGCTGAGCCTTTGGTGCGGATCGAGCCTGCTAGCAGTTTCACCGTGGAGATCCACGGCAAGACCTACACGCTGACCTCCCCGAGCCTGGGGGACTGCCTCGCGCCCATCGAGGGCGAGGAGAGGATGTCGGACGGTGAACGGCTGTACGCGTTCAGCATCCGGCTCGTGTGGTCGGCGATGCACGCGAACCATCCCGAGGTGACGGAGCCGTGGCTGCGGACCGTCTTCACGGCCAACAACGGGGACGCGCTCGGGACCATCGTGGCGGCGCTGCGGGGAAACTCGGGCGGGGAGGCCGAGGACTCGGAGGTCTCCCCCTAGGGTGCGTGGCGATCCTCCTCTGCGAGCGGTTCGGGTGGAGGCTTGACGATGTAGAAGCGATGACCCTGGCGCGGGTTCACCAGGTGTGTGACCTGTGCGATCAGGTGGACGAACTGAGGAGGGGCGCCGATGCGGATACCGGGTGAGGACACACGGAGGCCGACGGTCGCCCCTCGTCGTCGTCTGCGCCTTCCGCCGGAGATCCAGGCGTACGAGGAGATCCTCGAGCGTAACAAGGAGAAGGCGAAGCAGCTCAGCGGGATGCTCGATCTCGTGCGGGCTCGCGTCGAGTGGATGGCGCAGTACGGCTGGCGGATGGCGGGCGAGAGCCAGGGCGGCACGGCGGGCGGGCTCCGTGGTCTTCCCTACGGCTCGATGCCGGGCGGGCTGCCATCGGGCGTGAGCTTCGGCGCTCGGTTCCTGACGGACTCGATGGGGCCGCTCGGCTCGTGGGTCGCGCAGCAGATGCTCGAGGCGCGGGCGGGCGGCCGGTCGCTCGGCACGGGCAAGGCGCGCTGGCCCCAGGGGCTGATGGAGTGGCACCAGGGCGAGGGCGGCGAACGGGCCGGCCTTGGCTTCCTCGGGAACATGATGGACTGGTGGCGGTTTACGCCGGGGCAGCAGAAGACCTCGTCAGCCTACGCGGGACTGCGCGGGAGCGGCACGCCCGCTACGGAGCGGTGGTCTTCCGAGGCGCGGCTGCTCGTTCGGGCGATCCGGGACCTCCGGCGAGAACTCGAGAAGCTGGCAGGGGATCGGATCGAGCAGGCCGTTCGGAAGATCGGCAAGGGTATCGTCGACATGGCCGAGTCGATAGGCGAGGCTGTGATAACTTCCCTGGAGCCTGCCGAGGAGATGTTCGGGCGGATGATGCGGGCGGCGCAGAGGGCGGCGTCTGGTCTCGGGACGGTGCTCCGTGGGATGGCGGACCTCTCGGCGACGCTCACCCAGGGTGTCGGCGCGATGGAGCGGCAGTTGGTCGAGTTCGTGTCGTTCCTGAACGAACTTCCTGGGAGGGCTTCGGCCGCGATGAGCCAGGTTCGCCAGATCCTCACCTCCCTGATGCACGGCGGGCAGGCGCAGTGGCTCGGGCTGCTACACAACACGCAGACGGGCCGTTCGAATCAGGTACTGGGCCGTCGGGGTGGCGGGTACTCGGGCGTTTCGATGGCGCCGTCCGGGCGCAGGGGGCTGCCCTCGGGGACCTACCAGGGCTCCGCGCCGGGTGAGACGGCGCTCGCCTCGACCCTCGAGGGGCTGAGGCGCGAGGTGGCGGAGACGCGGATGGCGTCGGCGGTCCAGCCGGCGGTCTACCTCGATGGGCGTCGGCTCTCGATGGGCATGGATATGGACCGTAGACGGCGCACGTGGGAGGTGTCCCGAGCGTGAGGGCGCTCCTGCTCGAGCCGCCGACGGAGGGGCAGGTCCCGGAGCATGAGGCCGTCGGGTGGGCCTTCGCGTGCCTTGATGAGACGGGCGAGATGTTGCGGTCCCTGGGCGGGGCGCTCGTGGCTGGGGCGAAGGACGGCCGGAGAGGCTTGATCGCCTCGATCTGGCGCATGAGGCGCGAGGTCGATGAGTTCGGCGTGTCGGGCGTCTGGCTGGAGGCTAGCCTTGGTTCGGTCGCGGCGATGATGAGTGGCTTTGGCGGGCTAGCTCGAGGGTGGTTCGCTGAGGGTGAGCGGGGCGCGGAGCGGCTGTTCCATCGGGCTCGGAAGACGTTCCAGAAGACTGCGAAGATCCAGGAGGATCTGCGGGGCGAGTTCAGGCGCTGGTTCTCGATGTGGCGGTCCTTCGAGCGGAAGCTGAAGCGCGGCGGCGTCCACATGATGCGGAACATGCTCACCGTGGACGATGTGATCGGCAAGCCGGAGTTGACGGTGGGCTTCTTGGGCCCGATGAACGATCCCAAGGGCCCGTGGGCGGACATGTACCAGAAGAGCGCGGAGGTGCGGCTGAGGCAAGGGCCTGGGGCGCGGCGGTCCGTTGGGGGAGTGGGGCTGCTCGACACCCGGGCGACCGTCGAGGAGGGCGGCCGCGTGGGGCACATGGAGCTTTCGAGCCCCGCCCAGGGGAACTCGGCGCTCGGCTACGAGATGAACTACGACACGGGCGAGAACGCGGTCCGGTGGGTGCTGGAGTTGTTCGGGCCGGTGCATCAGGCGTATCTCCCTGGGTACGAGGTGGAGCCGCCCTGGCGGTGGAGCCCGAACTGGTGGGGGTCGCAGGCTTCGGATGACAACAGTTTCATGCGTGAGTGGCTCCAGTTTGATATCGGCGGTTACCGCCGCCCACCGTGGTGGGAGTCGGATGACCGGCAGGTGACGGGGCCGCAGTACCATGTCTTTGAGGCGCGGCGGGTAGAGATCACTCCCGGCGTCGAGCGGTGGGTCGTGATGAATGCGCCGAAGGGTGGGTCGTGGGTGGCGGTCTGGACGGGCTACGGCGCGGGTGGGCAGGTAGTGCGCCAGTATCGCGGCGCGAACGTTGCGGCTGACGCTGCGTTCTCCTGGGATGCGCTGGGCGTTGGCGAGCCAGCCCTCCCGAGTCGAGGCTACGAGACCGAGGGCGAGCGGCCTTGGTGGGATGGGATGGGTTCCAGCGGGCCGGAGGTCCGGGAGTGGGAGCCCGGTGGCGCGTGGACTGAGCATGAGGCTTGGACTCGGGTCGGGGCGATGGAGGAGGCGATGCGCTGATGGCGATCACAGCGCTGCCGGTTGCGGGCTACGGACGGCTGACGGTCGGGAAGCCTCGACGGTGGGGGCAGGTCGACCGGCTGGCCTGGGGCCTGGAGCATAGCTTCCCGCGCACCTCGGATCGTCTGCCCGAAGCGATTCCCGACGAGCCCCGGGTCGCGGGCTCGGACGCCTGGACCTACACGAAGACCTCGACCATCCCCGGCCTGCGGGCGCTGACCCTCGCGCCATCACCCAAGTGGGAGGATCACTGGCCCAAGGACTGCGCGAACGACGAGGAGCTGCGTACGATCCTGGGCTACGGCACGCGGACGGCGGCCCCGCACTCCTGGGATCAGCTCGAGGGCACTTGGGTCCCGCTCGCGCCATCGGGCTACAAGGGCTACACGTGGATCGGCACGGAGAATGTGAACTACGAGGGCGTGGCGAAGGTGCGGACCGTCCATGACTGGGGGTGGGAGCAGTCGGTGATGGTGCTCTTCTACTCCTGGGCTCCGACCTGGACGGGCTCTCACCGTCCGACGTTCAGCTTCACAATCGGCCGCACGCTCGAGGGCGTCGGTGGGTTGAAGGTTGTCTTCCCCATGTTCGCCGAGGGGCTGGAGACGGACGAGGACCCGCGCCCCCGGGTCGAGGCCGATGACGGCACGATCCTCGCGTGGCTCGACGAGCCCTCCCTGACGGACTCCACGGCGGACATGGGCCCGAGACTGTGGGCGTTCACGATCCGCACAGTGGAGCCGGGCGTCTACTTCGTGAGCGTGGGCGATGGTGGCGAGGCGCTGATCACGGCGGAGGGGCTGGAGATGCTGATGGCGCCCCTCGAGGTCGAGGTCGTGGGCTTCGGCTGCGCGTTCACCGTGGCGCCCATCGAGTACGCCCTGACGGGCACGGCGGAGAAGGCGACGGAGAGCGTGTGGCCGGACTGGATCGGCGACCAGGAAGTCGAGGTTCGCACCCGGGAATACCTGTGGGACGAGGTGCTGACGGCGACGACGACCGTCACGGCTGAGGCGCAGAACGTGCCTGTGGATATGGGTTTGCCGCCCGAGGACCCGGCGCGGGTCTCGACGACCCAGGTCAAGCTGGACCTGACGACGGACCAGCCCCGCTACAGCCCGGTGGTCTACCTCGCCCAGGAGACGCACGGCCCGATCCTGCTCGAGCGCGACCTGTCGGCCCTCGAGGTGGAGCAGTTCGTCAGCCGGATGACGGCTTACGAGACGCCCGACGGCCGGGCCTCGATGGCGAGCCTCATGGTGCGGAACATCACGGGCTCCCTCGACGCGATCCGGGAGAACTCCTGGGCGGAGGTGTGGACGGGCCACCAGTGGTGCCCCGACGCGGGCCCTGGGCAGGCGTGGTTCCAGGAGTACCCGCTGATGGCGGGCTTCCTGTGGGTCGACGAGGCGGGCCAGTTCGGGGACGCGATCCCCTCGGGCGATGAGTTCTGGCATGTGATCGTCTATCCGTGGAGTTCGCGGCTGGCGGCGAAACGCATGGTGAACTTCGGGGAGATGAGTTTCGCGGGCTGGCCGCTGGAGGATCTGGTGCATACCCTGCTCGAGGCGCAGGGCGTGCCCGAGGAGTTGATCCTCTTCGAACTTCCCGAGAGCACGAGCCTCGATGACTTGAAGGTGCCGTGCGCCAGGAAGTGGGAGCGGCGGCACGCTTACCCCTACGATGCGGGCTTCATCGAGTCCTTCGATGAGTTGCTCGCCTCGGTGGGCTGCCGGTGGCGCTGCACGCGGACGGGCGAGATCGCCATCTTCCAGCCGATGCCGTGGAACGGGATCCCCGACTGGGTGCTCGATGACGCGGACCCGTCTTGGGTTGACTTGATGGAGGCGCGGCGGATCACGACGGACGCGCTAACGATGTCGAACGTGGTCTTCCATGTGGGCGCGGACCCTTACGGCGCCCTTCTGATGGGTATGGTGCTCGATGACGCGTCGCTGCAGGTGACGGACCATCCCATGTTCGTGGGCGAGGATCGGTGGAGCGTGTCTGTCGACCTGGGCAACGAGGACCCCGAGGCAACGGCGCTCATGGAGTACGAGCGCGGGCATCGGTATCAGGCCGTGGTGCGGTGGGACTGGGTGGCGCACCCTCACTGGGAGCCCGGGCATCGGGTCGAGCTTCAGATCGACGGGGGGCGGATCCCGAGGGGGACGGTGGTGGAGATCCTCGGGAAGATGAGCCGGGTCGACGGCGATGCAGGGGAGTACGTCGAGACGGTGGAGGCGGGGGTTGTGCGGTGGGGGTAAGGGTGCAGGCGGAAGGGCTGGCTGAGCGTTGCCGAAGTGCCCCCCTCCCTGGCCGCTGGCCATCCCTCCCCCGCGGCAAGGGCGCACGCGAGGGAGGGAGTGATGCCGGGAGAGGGCGGCGGTGTGGCCGGGAGTCCCGGGTAGGCGAGGCCAAAGTGCCCCCCTCCCTGGCCGCTGGCCATCCCTCCCCCGCGGCTACGCACGCGAGGGAGGGACGGAAACGAGCACGCGCGGGGTGAGGCGATGCAGGCGTGGTGGGCGTTTGGTTTGACTGCCCCTCTCCCCGGCCTCCGGCCACCCTCCCCCGCGGCAAGAGCACGCGAGGGAGGGACGGAACCGGGCAAGGTCCGGGTGAGGCGATGCATTCGGCTGGGCAAGGCTGGGGTGCCCCCCTCCCTGGCCGCTGGCCATCCCTCCCCCGCGGCAAGGGCACGCGAGGGAGGGACGTAACCGGGCAAGGTTCGGGTGAGGCGATGCAGTCGTGGTGGGCGTTTGGTTTGACTGCCCCTCTCCCCGGCCTCCGGCCACCCCTCCCCCGCGGCAAGAGCACGCGAGGGAGGGACGTAGCAGGGCGAGGTGCGGGTTGGGCGGGACATCCCGGTGAGCGAGGCGTAAGTGCCCCCCTCCCTGGCCTTCGGCCATCCCTCCCCCGCGGCTTCGCACGCGAGAGAGGGACGAATCCGGGAACGGGGGGCGGGGTGGACGGGACATCCCGGTGGGCAACGCGTGAGTGCCCCCCTCCCTGGCCGCTGGCCATCCCTCCCCCGCGGCAAGAGCACGCGAGGGAGGGACGGATCCGAGCAAGGAGGATGTCGATAAGAGTGGCAGGCTGAACGTGAACCTTCGGGCCGGATAGGGTCCCACCGGCCCGCGGCCGGTCCCCCCTATGCGGCCCCTCCGCAGTGCTTCGCACGCAGGAGAGGGACGGATCCGGGCAAGGTGCGCGGGGTGGCGAGAGACTCGGGTGAGCAAGGCGTAAGTGCCCCCCTCCTTGGCCGCCGGCCATCCCTCCCCCGCACGCGAGGGAGGGACTTGGCGCAGCAACATGCGGGGGGGAGCCGGACGCTGGGCTGGCTGGGTGACAAGGTCGATCGCGTGGGCGCGGGTAGTAGGGAGGTGAGCGGCAGCACAGAGGAGGCTTGGCGATGGCGTTGATACGTGGCGGGTCGAGGGCGCGGATGGGCGCGGGCGGCTGGTCTGTGAACATGAAGCGCGGTGTGGCGCGGGGGACCTCGATCCCCGCCATCGCTGGCGTTACCCTGTCCTTCGGCCTCACCTCCTCGTTCACCGTGCTCTGCCCGTTGGTGGTGCGGCCATGA